TTCCTGAGTTTTGGCCCCTGGAGTGGGTCGGGCACGCAGTGCGTGCTGCCATTTTCTGGCCCATGCTGGAGTGGCCAGACGCCTGGTTAGCCACCGAAGTGGCGCTAGGCGGGACTTGGCTGGTCTCGCGTGCTAGGGCTGTTGCTAGTGGTTCTCCGTACCTCGATGTGAGGTGGGCGACTGATAGCACCCCGCTGAACCTGTCGAAGGTGTTGGTGGTGGTGGCAGCCGTTGCGGCGTGTTACGCCGCGTGGAAGAGTCGGAGGGTCCCGGTGAAGGGGCTATCAGGATTGGCCTCCGAGCCGCCGAATGTTGGCGGGGGAGGCGCCCGCGAGGTGCGGGTGATGGATGTTAAGGACGTCCAGCAAAAGGTTGAGAGAGTCGGCGTGGAAGGTGAACTCATTCGGGTGAACCTACGCGCTGGCAAGCTTAACAGCCCTCTAACTGCCCGGCTCCTGCCCGTCAAGAGCAGGACTGCGTCGTTTGAGGACATGGCTGGGACGTTGAGGGCACGCCATGTGCTGTTGACGTCCGGAAAGGTGGTGGGGAGCGGCTTCGTCGTCGCGCCAGGCTACATTGCCACGGCGCGGCACGTTGTCGGAGGAGCCCCAGACAAGATGATTCAGGTTGAGTCACAAGGCGAGTTGTACATTGTGCACTCGTCGGATGGCTGGACCAAGACGAACATCGGAGAGGACAAGCATTTGGCTCAGGTCCCTGATGAGATCACGGAGAAGGTGTGGACCCGTGCGGACCTAGCGATCCTGCGTGACGTACCGATCCCACCGGGCTGGAGTGCCTGGGACTACATGTTGGACACCTTCGAGGGGAGGGAGTCGCAGCTTGTAGGGCTGTCGGTGGTCGTGTTTGACCGATTGACAGGGTGTCTTGTGCGAGGTGTCGTGTCTCGCGCCGGCAGCGGACGTGCTGTCGTCAGGGGAGCCGCATGTGGCGCCTCGAACAGTGGCGGCCTCGTGTTGTGCAGCCTCAATGAGCATCCCGTTGTGTTGGGAGTCATGAGTGCCGTGGCCGGCAGCGACTTGGTGGTCGAACTGCTGGATAGGAGGTCTGTGGCTGCGGCCGGGTTTGACCCGACGCGTTTCCCGACTGGGCAGGTCATAGGCGGGGAGGGCGTCCCGTTGAAGTGGGACGTATCCCCCGACATCCGGTCTGATCGGGCTGTGTTCACGGATGAGATCCGTGGCAGCGTTATTGGGTGGCACGTCGGGAGGAGAGATACGGCGCCTAGGTATGAGTACCAGGAGCCGCATCTGCCCGAGGAGGTTCTCGGGAATGTGTACCTGACGCGCGCCGAGAAGGCGCTGGTCTTTGCTGACGCCGCCAAAATCGGCGTCAACCCCGTCGGTGTCACCGACGATGGCCGCCCCGTCTATTTCTACGACGGGGACACCAGTGCCCGGGCAGGGCTGAAGGCGAGAGGGAAGGTTGAAGCTGCCGCACCGTTAGACGCGATTGAAGTCTGGGCGGAGCGAACGGCTACCTACCTCGTGGAGGCGGTCGGTGTAGGCCCCTTGCGCACGGCGCTTGAGGTCCCGCTGACCGTCGATCAGGCATTGTTCGGGGTGCCGGGGCTTGTTGGCTCCATCAACACGAGTGCCTCGGCAGGCCCCTCATTGGGGGGCTTGGCCGGGGACTATGTTGACCTGAACACAAGGGCGTGCAGCCCGGTTCTTCGAACCGCCCAGCAGGGGTGGTTCGATGACTGGGACGGCGGGGTGGTCTCGTGTTCGCCGATCCAGGTGTCCATGAAGCCAGAGGTCCGCCAGCTCGGAAAGAACCCGCGAGACATTTTTGTCTTGGACTTGGGGTTCAACGTCGCCATGAAGCGCCTTTTTGGGCGCCTGGCAGCGTTGCTCCTATCCAAGCCGCGGGAGACCGGACTGTACGGAGCTACCAACGCCGCATCCAAGGCGTGGGGTAGCATGATGGCCGCCGTCCACTCTGGGAGAGGATCCCTGGTGGACGGCGACGAATCGACGATGGACATGAGGCAAGGTCCCGTCACTTGGCATCTTCTAACGAAGTTGGTGCACGAATTGTGCGCCAAAACGGGGGTCACTGCCCGTGCTGAGAGGCGGCTCCAAGCTGCTGTCCGTTCTGCATCATACGGTCTGGTGTCGGTTGGAGGGTGTGTCCACTACCTGTCCCTAGGGATGTGTTCGGGCGTGTTCATCACTGCCCTTTTTACCTCCCTCCTGCAGGTGGTGGTCAACGTTGGGGCCATCAATTGGCCCCTCATGACCTCCCAGGACCCGACCGTGTTGGGTGTAGAGTTGTGGCGCGCTTGGGTTCTCATGGCTGTGGTCGGAGACGATTCGATCGTCTACATTCACCGACAGCTGGTGGAACTTGGGGTGCGTCCCAAGCATTTCGCTCAGGCGGCCGCGGCGCTAGGTCTGAAGATGACTGATAGCGCCAAGAGGCCGCTTGGGGAAGACTTTAGTGATCCGACGCAGGTGAGGTTCCTCAAGCGCTCCCTGGCTCTGTCCGAAGATAGACCAGGGTGCGTTAAGGCGTCCTTGCCCGTTGAGTCGGTGCTAAAGGCCCTCGTCTTCAGAGAGAGGTCTTCAGTGGCTAGTGCCGGGGCGCTGAGTGCGACCCTGACCAATGCCTGGAAGGAGACCTGGCTCATGGAAGGCGAGGAGAGAAGTCACGCCCGTGGGCAGCTGCTGCCTCTAATTGAGGAGTTCGAGCTGCGCCACGGGGTGCACGTGCAACTGATGAGCCAGGAGGAGTTCACGACGTGTTATGAGAAAGACACGTTCGTGACCTTCGACTCGGCTTGAAGTGGCACGGACCGTGGTCCCGGTCGTTAAAGATAGGTGCCCCGATAGCGTCGGTAAAGTTAGTCATGCCACCGAAGTGGCGTGCACTCTGGGGGTTACGGGGGTTATAACGTGTCATGCCTAACCGGCACGGCCACCCATACCCAGAGCACAATCCCGCCCGCGGCAGCCCCGCGGGCAAATAGGGGGCGGTCCCCTAGGTGAAGGCTATGTCTGGCGCAGGCTTAACAAACCCTGCGTTCGGGCGAGAACACAAATTTGTTACTGAAAATACAACAACGAAAGAAGGAACGGGCGTGGTTGAGGGCCACGTCGATCAGGACGGCATCACGCGTACTACGGATGTTACCCCCGGTGAGACGGTTGATCACGCGGGGGTCATTCCGGGGTGGGTCGGGGATCCTGGGCGCTCCATTGCCCAGCCCCAGCCCCACCTCCATGATTGGTTGTACCTCAAGACCGTGGTTCTTAACGCCGGGTTTGTGAGCGGGACTCCTTTTGCGGTCCAGCCCTACTTGGAGTTCATGCAACTCGCGTACGTCATCAAGGTTCTAAATGGCCGGCGAGTGGGTCGTCTCAGGCTTGAGCTCAAGTTTACTGCTCAGCCTACGGCGTACCACTACGGCGAGATCGTGTTTGGATGGTGTCCATATATGAACAAGCGCACCGTCACGGGCACCAGCCCGGGCGGCTACACCATTGCCATCGCCAAGATTGCCAGGTTCTTGATGAGTCGCAAACACCATGTGAGGCTCAACCTTGCCAAGCCGCAAGATTGCATTTTGTCGTGCCCCATCCCGGGGCCCATAGATGCGCAGCTGTTGCAAGATGGTTCGTGGAACGCACGGGTTGGCAACCTGGGCGGCCATTACGCCTACGTTGCACCTCTCGCCACCCCAGCAAGGGTGGACGGCGCCTACACCGACGTGCCACTGGAGATTTACGTGCGCTTAGTTGAGGACTCTGCCCTGTACGACCTGACGACCGCCACCATCATCTCCGCCCCTCGCGAAGGGCCCCTGTCGGGGCTTTTGCGTACGGGCGGCGACTTTTTAGGTGCGGTCGGTAAGATCACCGGCTTTAAGATCCTTGACCCATTGGCGGCGTTTGCCACGTTGGGAGCTAAGGGGGCTAGGGCAATGGGCTTCGGTACTCCCTTGGTCCCCCCTGACCCCCCCATTGCTACGACCATTGTGATGGCGGCGGCCGGTCACTGCGATGATCAGCTGCGTGCTGTGCACTTGGGTTCTTCCGCTACCGCCTCGAGGGTGGTTGCGATGAGTGGGGGGATCGATGAGATGAGCATCGGTTACGTTGCTAGCCAGTACAGTTTACTGGCCAACTATACCTTTGCCTCTACTAGGGTGGCCAGCGATCAGCTGGCCATCATTCCCGTCGATCCATCCTACAACGGGCCCAGTGGCACTGTCAACTTCGCCACGGGAGACATTCCCACCACTTTGTCGTGGGTTTCGGCCCCTTTCAGGTACTGGCGGGGGGGCATTAAGTACCGCGTGACGGTGTGTGGGTCCAAGTATCATTCCGGTCGCATTAGGATCGTGTTTGAGCCGGCCGTTGCGACGGTCAATTCCGCCGTCACGCTGGCAACTGGTACCCACTGCTTTAACGAGGTCATCGACATTGGAGAGCGAACCGTGGTCGAGTTTGAGGTTCCGTGGAGCGGTTCCGCCCCTTGGGGTATCGTGAGGAATTCACCCACGTACACCACGGGCGGCACCATCAATTCTGCCACGGGCCTTTCGACGGCCATCGGTCAGCTCTTCATTCTGTGCGAGACCCCTCTCACCAGTATCGCGGCCCCCGCCCCATCCATTCAGTTGGTGGTAGAGGTCGCCGGAGGTGCAGACTACGAGTTGGCGGAGCTCAACATGCAAAATTCGCAGTTCCGTCCGATCTCTGCCAAGGCTGGCGGTGATGCGAGTGCGTCCCTCCGCAAGCTGGGGGAAGGCGTCCCTTTCAACATGGCGCGTGCGTCGTGTATTGGGGACAACCTTAAAAGCCTGCGAGACATTTGTAAGGTTCTGGTGCCGGTGGGTAGGTTGGGGTCGACGAATAACCCCGCCGCCTCGCTGGGCTCATCTTATGGCCGCATCATTGTTACGGCCACTCCCCCACCGTACCCTATCATCAGCGTTGATGGTATGGGAGGCGGCTACATCACTGGCGCCTCTCCTTACTACAAAAACTACTTGCTGACGACAGGTTCCACGCCTTCGCAGGCGCAGTGCCCTCGCAACTATTTTAGCGTCGCATATGGTGAAGTGTCAGGTGGCTTGCGCCTCCATTTGGAGGCTGACGTCGTGAATTTTACGACTAACGTGGGGACCGATTTCAGTAGAACCTCTCTCAATGACAACGGCTTTTATGCCGTCGTCTCGGAGTGTGTCGATTGGAACAACGTTTATCCCCTGGACTCCTGGACGGCCACGGAGGGCGATTTTGCCTCCGCGACCATTAGGGCCAATCTCATGGCCCGCCATGTGCGCGCACGGCTTACGACCGGCCCTTTGGATGTTATCATCCCTCATACGTCTACTGCAAGGTGCGTTACGGGGTGGGACCCGAATCCCGGTCTGAATGCCGATGCGGCGGACTCTTTGGACAAATCGTACGATGGGTGGATGATGGACGCTCCGGCGCCCCACCAGCTCATGTGGTGGGGCTTCGTCCAAGGTTCAGCACAGTCTTCCCCCTTCCTATCATTGGCGGGGGCAGAGGATTTCAACTGCGCCTACTTCGACGGCCCACCGCCGTGCCTACAGACCGGTGCTTGACGCGCCGTTCCTTGTGTGCGAACGAAATAAAATCAGAAAAGATTAAACATTAGAAAATAAATATAAAAATATATGGGGTTTTCTTCTTACCATTTTCCCCATACCAGTAGAGCGATACTGGGTCGTACTTTAGAGTGGCGACGAATGTCGCCAACTTTATAGACGGCCAAC